TCACTCGCCATCCTTCTGCAGCTCAACCATCAGATCGCGGCCTTCGATCACAGCATCGAGTGCTCGCAACCACCTATCCGATTTGGCAACCTCTTCTTTGCGGACCTCTGCTGCGCGTGGATGACCATCACGAAGGTGCAATGCTATCCACCCCTCGTTGAAATCCCGGTGCTCCTGAATGTAGGAGCGAAGGCTCTCCAGATCGGCCTTTGTCGAAGCGGAGGTATCCTGCTGGCGACGTGTCACCCCGCTCATGCGATCCTCCGGATGGGTTGTGTGTGGCGGTTCCAGCGGTGCTCTGCCCACTTCTGTGCCGTGTCCAGCACGGGCGCGTGGCACTCCGGGCACCATTTGACCGTGCCAATGATGGGGCGACTGCGCTGCGCGCGCGGCAACCCTACACGCTCGCGTGGCGCTGGACCTGCAGGCATGCGCGTTGCTCGCACTTCGCGCGGCGCGTACTCCTTGCGCGCGAAGCGTATGCCGAGCAGCGGAGCCTTGTGCGCCACGGCGCTCACGCTGCGGCCTGCTGCCTTTGCCACATCCTCACGAGAGCCGCCTGCTGCAGCAATGCGGCGCATGGTCTCGATCTGCGCCTCGCTCCAGTCCGTGCAGTGGTGACGCGGCGTGCCATTGAGCCGCAGCTTGAGGCCGCGCACCTTGTTACGCACAGCGTCAACGCTCCGGCCCGCTGCCAGCGCGGCGTCTTCCGTGGTCCCGCCCGCCTCAATCACTCGGCGCATTGCGTCGATCTGCGGCTGCCTCCACTCGCGCAGCGGCTGCAGTGAGATGCCCTCCTGCTGAGCCACACGGCGCAGCAAACGCTCACTGCGGTGCATGGTACGCGCAACCCTGGGCACGGTCATCGTGCCCACCAGCGCTTTGAGCTGGGCTGTATCCTCCGGTGTCCACGGCCTCATCGTTTGCCCCCTTGCTTCCGCGCCTGACGCGTGCGCGCCACACTCTCGCAAATGAAATCAACATTGTTAAGCAGCACGCCGTGCAGGTCAGGCAGCGAGATACGGTCGTCGCAGTCGTAGAACACGCGGCCGCCGGGCAGAATGCCGACCACGATAAAGGCATCGCTCAGCCGCCGCGCCTGCTGAACGTGTCCGAGGATGGTGCGCTCTTTGTCCTGGCTCATCGGCGGCGCTCCTTTCTGACGATTGCAACGGCGGCAGCACACTCGTCTTCCGGAACAGGCACGCCATTGAGAACGAGGTTGGAGATCGAGTCCGCGTGTGGCGTCTCTGCGAGCAGCAGCGTGATCACTTCGAGGACAAGCTTGCGCGGCTCTATCGCCTGCTGTCTTTCAGACGTTGGGCTCATCGGCCGCCTCCTTCCACGGTTTGAAGCCGGTGCACGCGCAGGTCTCCCAGCCACAGGCTGGAGCCATGCCGTCGTCGTGGACCGATAGCGGATGGCCACACACCAAGCAGAGCTGCTGCTCATCTACCGTCTCGATCTCCTTCTCGCGACGTTCGACGATCTCGTCGAGCAGCACGACCAGGCGCGCGGCGCGCAGGCGCACAGAGCTGGAGGCGTCGGTCTGCTTGGAGACGTGGTCGAACTCTTCGCGCAAAATCAAGATCTGGCCGATCGGGATATGTTCAGGCATGGTCGTCCTCCGTCGCTTCCCATTTCAGCGGGAAGCAAGCCGCGTTGAAGTTGTCAGCTCGCTCGCAGGTAGCATTCAAGGTGTCGATCAAGACGGCACATCCCGGGTAGAACTTGATGGTGTTTCTAGCGGCATGCGCTTTCGCCGCCTTTGGATCTGCGTGCGTGCTTTCAACGCTCATCGACTCGGTGGCCCTATCGAGATCGAACTCCCTCGGAGGCGGCAACTTCCAGACGATGAAAATCAGCACATACCGCTGCGGCTTCAGATGTTCAGGGATCGTCAACTTCGCGATCAGAGAATTCATCGCGCACCCTCCTGTTCGAGCTCGACGCGGAGTTGGCCGAGCGCCTCAAGCGCGGCGTGGCGGCTGTCTGCGGCGCGGAGCACTGCGAGCTGGGCGCGTACCTGGTCGATCACGTCCGTGCGCCACACGCAGCGATCCTCGTCGGTGACCATCAGGTAGTAACCGCCGCCGCCGATGTTCTTTGAGCTGCCGATCGGCAGCCGGTAGTTGAGCCGCAGTGTGCGCACTGCCTGCTTCACGGCGCGCGCGTTGAGTTGCGTGTCGCCGGAGATGGTGGCGAGGCTGACGGCCCGCGCCACGCCGCGGTGGAACCGCACGCAGCGCAGCACGGCTTTCTCGTCATCGGCCAGCGGCAAGCCCAGGTCGCCGCCACGGCCGCCATAGATCAGCCACTCAATCTCGCGGTCGATGCGTCCGGCGAATTGTTCCGGGGTCTCCGGAAACAGCGAAGGCGTGCTCATTGGATGGTCGCTCCTGGCTGAAGATCGAGTGCGTGCTGCGCCTGGTGGGCAAGCTGGACCAGGCGGTTGATCTCAAGCGTGATTCCGTTGACGATCTCCATCTGGTCGGCGTAGTAGTTGCGCGCAGACGTTGCCACAGCCACCTCCTGCGCCCGCAATGCTCGCCGCAGCACTTCAACGGCGGCCGTCATCTCCACCAGGTGGTTCTGTTGCGCGGTGAGTAGCGCGTCCACCTTGAGAAGCATCTCGTTCATCGCTTGCCCCCTTTCAGCACGCGGATCGCCGCGTAGTTGTGGCCGACGTGCCAGCCCTTGCCGTGTGGGCAGCGGTAGGGCGTCATCACATAGTCGTGCTGCCGCTTCCGCCTGATCAGCAGCCCCAGATAGCTCCGCGCCTCGGCCTCGTCGTGTAACGAGAGCTTTTTGCAGAGCGCGCAGAACTCCGTGTGCTCCAGCCGCCGGCGCGCATCCGTGTCGTCCGACCAGGTGAGTTCGGTCAGACGGTGCTGCGGCGTCGGCTCTTTCGCGCGGCGGGTCATGGGCTTACTTCACCTGGACCGCGCCGTCAGCGAAGACGGCCTGTTCGCGGTGAATGGGGCATACGTCGATCGTGTCGTTGAACCGCTGAAAGCCACCGCCAATCTGAACCGTGCCCCGGCCAAGCGTACGTGCGCAGCCGTCGCACATCTCCGAGTCACAAGTGCGGCCGTTCCCGACAGGAAAGTCGCAGAGCTTGCCGCCGTAATAGTCCTTGCCGCAAAACTTGCAATGCCGCTTCGACCCGCGCGAACTGCGGCGATGAACGTGCATCACTGTTCCGTCTGGCGTCTTGAGCCATTCACAGGGCATCAGCGATCTCCCGCGGTGAGCCGCAACGTGCCGTTGCCGATGGCGCGCACTGGCCTGTTCATTGGCTCGGGCGCATCATCTTCGTCTGCGAGACTCGTCGCCTGCTCCCAAAGCTTGTGCACGTCGTCTGCGAGCGAGCGCAGGTTGGAGCAAACCAGATAGGCGCGATCTGCCGGGCCGCCCACATAGCGCATCCTCTTCAGGCCGCTGCGCTCGATCTCGTGACGCAGCGCCATCAGGTCGCTCGTTGCCTGTTTGGAGTCGGCGATGAGCCGGTCCAGCATGGATGTGCGGCGGCTCATTGCTTCACCTCGCCGAGCGTTCCGGCGATGGGCACAGAGAGATCTCCGCGCGCACCGAAGGTGGCGTAGGCAAACGCCTCGGCCTTGTCGTCGACGTCGAGCGTCCCCCACCAGCCGTCCAGCTCGTCCTCGCCGACGTGCAGGATGGCCGTGGCCGGCGCAGGCGTCTCCTGGGCGTTGCAGATCGTCGCGCTTACCGGCGCTGCCGTCTCATCACCGGCCGCCGTCGTCTCGCTGGCTGCCGTTTTCGTCTCGGGACGAGGATCTGCCTGGTAACCCGCGACGTGCGCGAGAAAGCGAACGCGTCCGTATTTGGTCGACCGCCAGTAGTTAACCCGCTCAGTAGTGTCATCGTGAGCGTGGCATCCAAAGAAATCAACAAAGGTCATCTGCGCCAACTCGGCCAACGCGGCACGCACCGCGCTCTTGGTGTAGCGGCTCACAAACGTGTCGCGCATGAGTTCGTCGAGCGTGAGCGGACGCTCGGAGCAGCAGAGTGCACCGAGGACGACATTTTGCAGAAGATCGGTCATCGCACACCTCCAAAGAAGCCGCCCCACCACAGCAGGCCAAGTGAGATTGCGGTGCTGACCAGATCAATCCAGATGTTGTAAGGTGGACGCGGCTTGCCGTGGTTGACCAGGGCATAAGCCGTCCCATAGATGACGAGAACAAGCCAGATGATCTGTGGAACGTGGAGGGTAAAGGTCATTTCACACCGCCCTTCTGCTTGGCGGCTTTCTTCGCCTCGCGTGCTGCCTTGTTGGCTTTCTTCTCCGCAGCCTTCGCCTCTTTCTCCTGCAGTGCGGTGACAAGGTCCACGGACAGAGAGGGCGCACTGGTCTTCGCGTTGAAGCACAGCGCGTAGAGCGTGAGGATCTCGGTCTGTTCGGATTCGAGCAAGCCGCCGATGCCGATCTTCAGCAACTCGGCGGCGTTCTTTTGCAACGCGAAGCTCTCGACGGACTCGAACATCTGCGCGAACAGGGCTGACTTCCGGTGATCCTTGAGCTTGTTACGCAGTGCGGCCACAGCCGCATCGACGATCTCGGTCTTGGTGTTGACGGTGGAGTCGGCAACGTACAGCGTGCCGAACAGTCGTCTGGTGCGCGGCGCGGTTTCCGGCACGGAGCCAAACGTCCGGACGGATTCCAGCAGCGGGGCCTTTGCCTCGCTGAGTATTTTCTGCGCGCGCTCGACGTTGGCCGCTGCAGAGTCGACAAGAGCGCACATATCGTCGATCTCGGTTGTGGTGGGCATCGTGGGCGTGGAGGTTGCAAGAGCGGTTGCCATGAGCATTTCCTTTCGGGGTGGAGCGTTGGACTACAGGGTTTCGAGCCACTGGCTGAAGCGCTTCGTCGCGCAGCCCTGGCCGCAGAGGTGTTCGATCTTGGCATCGGGGTCATTGACCGGCGTGCCCATCGGCGCGAAGCCGATGCCGATCTCCCCCGGCGCTTCCGGCGTGGGCGGAATGGTGGCGGCGATGATCCAGTGGTTGGTCTCGCCCTTGTCGCGCCCGCAAACGTCGCAAATGATGTGCCCGGGGACTTCCATCACTTGCCGCCTTTCTCGCAGTGCTTAGGGCAGTAGTCGCGCGATCCCTTTTGTATCCACCCTTCGGTTTTGAGGCGGATTCGGATCTGTTGCGCGTCGAAGAACAGCATCGAATGCGGCCCGGAATGAGCTTTGCATCCGGTAGCGTCACAGCGGATGTACAAGACGCGGTCGAGCATCACTTGCCACCTTTCTGCACTGCGGCGCGTGCCGCGGCATTGCGATGATCCTTTTCGCAGGCCGTGCAATAATCCTGGCCGCCGTAACGCTGCCATCCGGTGCGAGACGCTTCCGTGCGCAACATCGCCGACGTGTATATGGCTGCGTCTTCCGGTTTGACAGTGCCGTTCGGATGCATCGGAAACAGAGCGCCACAGTCGTCGCATTGGAGCGCAATCCAGGTGCGTCGCATCACTGCCCCGCTTTCTGGATTGCGTCGAGGATGTGCTGCACGCGGCCGGTGGCGAACGCCTCTACGATCCGGCTGAACATGATTGCCGTGCAGACGGCCGCGCAGATGACCAGCGGAGCCCACAACCGCCGCGCGATGCGCACCGCGGCCATCTCCCAGGCCGGCAGCGGGTCAATGTGCGTCTTGGAGTACTCGCTGCAAGCCTCGCGCCGTGACGCATCCCAACGGTCAACAGCAGCTGGCGTGTAGATGCCTGGTCCCGGATCGGACCAGACGTCACTCGACTTGTGTGCCTGCGGATTCATGCTGCCTCCTCGGGTACCGCGGCGGCGGTGAATGCCGCGCGGATCTGTGTAAGGGCGTTTGTGAGTGTGCGGACGTTGATGTATTCGCGCTGCCCGTCAAAGGCATCGCGCGTGGTGGCACCAGCGACCAGCGAAGCGATCTGCTTTTCTGCCTGTGCGGCTGGCATCTGGTCGAGCAGCTCACCGATCTCGCGGTGGATGATGCCGACCGCCTCGGGACGTTCGAGACCGGGCAGCTTGACCTTTGCGATGAGGCGGGAGTTCCACTGCTCGAGAGTTGCGCTGAACTGATCGAACTTCTTCTTGAGGTCGTGCGACCCGGCCAGGAGCAACGAGAAGTACGGCGGCCGGTCGAGCAGCTCGCGCACCGTCTCCAGGCTTTCGAGATCCAGGTGCTGTGCTTCGTCGATGACCAGCAGAACGCGCTGGCCTGTGAAGTCGAAGCGGATGTTATTCAGCATCTGGTCGATCTCGTTGGTGCAACGGCAGCCGCAGGATTGCGCGATGCGCCGCACGAAATCGCGGGGGCGGATGCCCTGCCGCGCGTAGACGTAGAACGCACGCGCGCCGTCCGCCTTGGCGATCTCAGCCGCGTTGACGGCCGCGACCTCGTGTTCGAGCACGAACGTCTTCTGCGATCCCGGAGGCGCGTACAGCATGTAGGCCACGGGCCGTGGCAGCAGCTGCTGGAACAGGCGGTGAATCTCGCGCACGTTGGCCGTGTCGTAGAGCTCGCCCGCAACCGAGGTCACCGGGCCGACTGGATGCGCGACGATGAACTCGTCGATCGCGCGGACCAGATTGTGCGCGGAGCGGGCCACCTGCTCATAGCGATCCGCAAAGAAGTGATCTATCGAGACGCGCGAGTATCCGATGCGCGCAGCGAAGTCGGGGATCGCCAAACCAGTGCGCGCAAGATAGTCGCGTAGCCGCGCGCGGCAGGCGGCGTTGAGGTCGGCCTCTGCCTGAAGTGCGATCTTGTTACCTACCGTATCGATTTTCATTTTTTGAGAGCCTCCAAAAAGCTGTTGGCGATATCCGAGGCGCTGGCAGGCGCGACGGCGGTGGTGTCGGGACGCAGCTTGCGTTTGCGCTGCGTCGTCAGAGTGTCGAGAGCGGCCGGGAGCTGAGGACGGCTGCAGAGCTCATCCAGTGCGGAGCGAGCGCCCTGTGCGCGAGCCACTCCGGCAATGGTGGAAATGGTTTGCCGCGTCGCCTTCTCCAGGCCGCGGCGAGTGGCCATCGATTCACCGATCTGCCGCTGCGTTGCGTCGTCGCCCGGCGCGAAGCGGATCATGGGCTCACATTCGAGCCAGGCCAGAAAGCGGCCGTCGGTATCACACAGCGCGGCGCTCTCCGGGTCGGCAGGGTCATAGGCGATCAGCACGTCCGCCTTGCGATCGGAGAGCTCGTGCATGGTGACCCATGCCTGCTGATCGTTGGGGCGGGGCTGGTAGCGGCGCTTATTGAGGGTGATGGCGCACTCTCGGACCGGGCGGCGCTCAAAATCACACATCAGGAGTGCGCGTGTAGCTTCGTCCGGAACGGGCCGTTGCTCCGGGTTGCGCTCGGTGGAAAACACCTCATTGGGAGAGCGTCCATCCATGCCCTTGCCGGAGTGCGGAGCATTGTTGTAGCGCTTGATCCAGGCAAGGCACGCCAGAATGACGTCACTCGCCATCGGATGCTTTGACTCGGCCACGCGGCCAGCGCGCAGCAGCCAGCGGTGCTGCATCATCGCTTCTTCGGTCAGGTCAGGCCGCGTGAACGGCGAGCCGCTGGTATATGTCCGCCAGAGCGCGTCGAACTGCATGTGCAGCGTGCGGAAAAAGCGCTCGATGTGCTTCGACTGCGGATGGCGCGGGATGCAGTACTGCATGGAGATCCCGAGCCGCGCCGCAAACCCCGTCTGCTCGATGCGCTCAATCTCTGTGTTCCACCAGTCGGCGGGTGCGGCATCTGAACGCGCCTGATACGTCTCCGATCCGCGCTTTGCGCCCTTGCCGAAACGGTGCATGTCTTTGCCGTTGTCGGTGTAGATCACCTGCGGCGCGCCGTAGATGAGCCCGTTGTTGAGCGCAGCCGACAGCGAGCGAGAGCTGCCCTCCCAGCTCCAGCAGACGCCCACCACCTTGCGCGAGCGCAGGTCGATAAACGCGGTGAGCCGCATGCGCACTGGAGCGCCCCAGGGCGCATCGTCGAAGCAATTGTTGGCGACCTCGACGTCGTGGATCATGTGGTCGCAGACCCATACGTCACCTGCGTAGACATCGGAGTAGCCGCGCGTCAGGTAGGGAGAAACCCGCTCGCGGTAAGCGCGGCGGCCCTCGCGCGCCAAGATCTTCATGGCTGGCGAGATCTCGCGATCAAGGAACGCGCGCACCGTCTCGCGGCTGGGCAGATCCTCGTGCGAGAGTCCGAGCGTTACGGCGTTCTCGCGGATGCGGCGGTACACGTCGGCTACGCTCTGCGGCCGCTGCGGCATCTGGCCCGCGGGAACGGTGCGAAGGTCTATGTCGCCGAGATACATCCAGGCGGCAAAGGCCGCGACGTCATGGTGCTGTGCAAACCAGCGGCTGTGGCCCTTGTCTGCACGAATACGGTCGGCGAGCGCGTTGGCCCCGCCCTGGCTGCGGTAGCGAGCCAGCCAGCGCTTCAGCGTGCGTGGAGAGACGCGGGGCGAGCTCGTCGCCGCGATGTACTCGATCATGCGCTCCAGGCTCGTAACGCGGCGGCCGCGGGAGATTTCGAGGGCCGAGTAGCGCTCGGGATCTTTGGCGTAATCGATGATGGGAGACAACAGCGCCATGCGCTCTTCGGCCTGTGCTTTTGCGTCGGGGTCAGAGAGCACGATGCGCGCCTCCGGTTCTGCAGATGCCGCCGCGAACAATGGACCCAGAGCTGCGGCCGGCGGCGGAACGATGGCGAGAGCGGTGGACGGAGTAGGCTCTGGGATGGAGTCCGCGAAATATACCGATACTGCATGTCCTGCTGAATCAACCTCACCTGTCGGCCGGGCGATAAGTAGGTTCTTCCGGCGGAAGAAGGTTCGACGCGACCAACCGGTTCGCTGCATCACTTCGAGTGCGGTAATCCAGCGCGAATCCGATGACGCCGGAACGATGGCGAGCTGAGGAGCGGCGGTCATAGGTCCACGCCCTCCAAATCGGATTCCAGCTGTGCGATAGAGCGCGATGCCCGCTTCTGGCGCAGATATTCGCGACCGAGCTCGAGGAGTTTGATCTCATCAGCGCCAATGACCAAGAGGCCCGCAGCCTCTGCACGGCATTTCAGGAGATCGTTATTTCTGGTGGCGCTGCAGAATGCCCGGTCCCAGGCGCCAGGCCAGCGATGCAGCTCTTTGGACTCCGCGGTAAATGCGGTGAGCATGCGCGCCGTAACCGTGATGCCCAAGAGGTCAGACATCGCATCCGCAATCTGCTCACGGCTCAAGCCAGAGTGTTTGATGGAAGCGGTGACGACGCCGCGTACCAGCAAATCGTCGTTCATGCTGCCAGGGCGCGAATTGATGGAAGAAATCCGGTCGAAAAGTGGCAGTGACTTTTCAGGTGCCCTGACCGACGATTGGAAACGTGATGCACTCATGCCGCACGCCTCGCTTCGCGATCCAACATCCGCTTCCGTTTGCGAAGTTCTTTCGCCAACGCGCGGGTCACACGGTCACTGACGCGTTTCCCGTGAGCCACCAGGCGGACATGTTCGTGCGAGAGGCAGAGCTGCCGCGCGACCTCTGCGACAACTCCCCGGGTTTGTTTTGTTTGCTCGAACGTGGGCACTACCGAGATAAAATCCATGGTGGAAATCAACTCTCTCTTTGTGAAATTGAGCATAATGCTCTGTTTCACAATGCGTCAAGGTTTTTTGTGCCCGCTAAGCCCAAAAACATCGAAGTTGACTCGGAAGTGGCCAAGCATATTCGGCAGCTTCGCGAGTCCAGGAAGGAAAATCAGACCGCGTTTGCGCGCGTCCTCGGCGTACTTCCGTCGAATGTTTCCAAGTGGGAGATGGGAAAGAATTGCCCGCAACCACGGGTGTTTGCACAGCTTGCAAATCTCGCAGAAGGGGAAGCACGTACTTTTTTTCAGGAACAGGCTGGGGTACTGGGAGGTACGCAAGAATTCCCCGAGCGTCAATTGACGGAGCAGGCCAAGCGGAGCGCGCGAATGGCCTTCGCCTTCAATACGGTGGAGAAGAAGCGAGGAATTGCTTGGAACCCGGAGCTGCTGGCTTTGGTTATCGAGACGGTATCTCGAAAGCTAAAGCAGAGAGGGCGCACCCTTTCTGACGCCAGATTTGCCGAGCTATGCGTATTGTTCTACGAGTTTTGTTCCATGCGTGGAACTGTGGACTCCGATATGGTGGAGCGATTAATCAAAATCGCTTAACTATACCGGAGAGATGAAGTGACAGAACGAGAGAAGCTGTACTTCGTAAAGCGGATCGGAGACATGATGGATTCCACTAACGAACTCGACCTGAACAAAGAGGAACCGGGAAGCGGAAACACTATCAATGTCAACTCAGCTGACAACAGGGTTGCCGCCCGTGACTATATCGAGATCAATATTCATCTGAGCGATCAGGAGGCAGCAGGATTAGGCTCTGGAGAAGAGTCACCAGGCCTGACGCACCAGGAGCTGATCCGCCAGATTCGTAGTCTTGTCTCGCGCGCAGTGCGAAGTGTCCCGCAGGAAGCGGCCTAAAGCCGAGCGCCGGAGCGTTGTACGGCGCTCCGGCATTATCGATAGGAGCACCAAAGGTCTTAAGGATCGGCGCATGACCGGTCAGAAAGTGAGACACAAAATGAAGATAATTGCCCTAGCTGTCATCCTTTCTTCGGTTCCTCTGTTCGCGCAGAATTTTGAATTGAGGGAGCGTCCTAACGAGACCACGCGCATTTCTATTTTCCAGGCAGTGAGCGCGACCGCATCTGATGGGATCGACGCAATTCGTGCAGATGGTTCCTACAAGTGGAGCGTCACGCCAATCATCTCGAAGACATGGCAAGGTCAGGGAAAGGCGCTCCTCTTAGCGATCGAAGTGATCGGCAGTAATCTTCAGCCTTCAACTGCAGTGTTCTCGGTAGACGGAAAGAACTTCGTTTTGCAATCAGCCGACTGGCGAGTTGATAGCCGCGGGAACCTTGCAGCTCTTTTCGACAAAGAGTGGCTCGTACGTAACATTGCGAGTGCACACGATGTTTCGATCACTGTTTTTGCTCCGTCTCCGCTAACCGCAGATTTTCACGATGGGGATTTGGCCGTCTTTAGATCGATGGTGCATGCCTATGATTCGGATGCGATGCATCTGGCGGCTGGAGAAGCAACGCCCGAGCCGGTTGTGCATATCGTTCCGTTTTCTGAAAAGAAGAGCCACACGCAGGTGAAAATAATTGCGCAGGAATCGTCGACTACGCCCTACGAGTGGGAAGTCAACGGGAGGATGGCAATGAGCTGTTCTGGAAATGCCTGCAGTGGCTATTACAGCACTCCGAAATCTGGGGTCCAGCAAGTTCAAGGTGCCGTCCTGAAGCTGCTTCGCCCGGATTCCTCTATCGTGATCGTGCAGTGCGTTTCAAAGGTGAATACGCTCTCAAGCGCAATTCTGGCGATAGATGCAGTCAATGCCGGAGACCCAAATTCTCCGACGGTTTATCGCGATTGCAGGGTCCCAACCCCTGACACTGTTGCAGACGCCGAATTCAAGCGTGATACGGTTAAACTCTCTTGGAGATTTGACGGTGCGAAGCATAGTGATTCCGAGACCTATCAGATCGTCGGGGTGCTCGAACCAGTCAGCAATCATTGAGAAGAATCTGTATCTCTAGCGGGCGGCTGTTCTATACTCACCGGGACAGGGATGAGCACGCCGGGGCAGTCCCGAACTCTTCTTCGGTCACTCCTGTTTCTGGCGTGAATTCGCATTAAATCGCCGCCCTTTCCGGGCGGCGAACTTGTCTCCCCGCTTAAAACTATTCCATCTCATCCGTCTCTCGCGTGTTCATCACGGCGCGGCGAAGCCGCGCCCTAGGCTGGACTCACCTAAGGGGAAGCGACACCGTGAATCGCCCTTGAGAAAGGAGATCGCGGAGACTCGCCAGAGCGCGCGGGCAATGGCCCGGATGCAGGCAAAACAACCTGCTCCACCGGGCCGCCGCGTTCCCCAGGTGGAGGCCTGATGAACGCGCAGCAGAACGCATTCCTGCAGATGGTGGTTCCACCCGCGCAAGCCGCGCAGCGCCGCTGGGGCGTGCCGGCATCGGTGTCGATCGCGCAGGCCATCCTCGAATCGAGCAACCAGGCAGGCTGGGGCCAGAGTGAGCTGACGCGCACGGCAAATAATCTTTTCGGCGTCAAAGCTGAGCACCTCAACGATCCGAGTTCGTACGTCGAATTGCCGACGCACGAGGTGCTGAACAATCACCTCGACATGGTCGAGGACAAGTTTCAGCGCTACGACAGCCCTGTTGAGAGCTTCGATGATCACGCGCGGCTGCTGGCAACGGCGCGACGCTACCAGCCAGCGATGGCCGTGATTCACGACTCGACGGCGTACTGCGAAGCGCTGGAGGGATGCGGATACTCGACCAACCCTCTGTACGCGGAGACGCTCGAAAAGCTGATCCGGATCTACGACCTCACGCAATTCGACGTGACCGACGACTCGACGGCCAGTGCATGGGTGCGCGGATGACGACTTGGGCAAAATACGTTGCAGGCGTAGCGGTGATCGTGCTGCTGGTGCTGGCAGGCCGCGCGTGGCTAGCTCAGCACGATGCAAATCTTGCGGCTGATTCGGCGAAGGGCGCCAGCGCGCCGGTGATTGCCGCGGCGCAGAAACAGATAGATGCTGCGAAGGCTGACGCCGCGAAGGCAGCATCGGATCGCGACGCGCAGCTGGCGGCGATCGAGCGGCAGCGCAAGGTGCCAGTCACGCCGCAGACCTTTGTCGCGGAGCTGCCGAAGACGATTCCGTCTCTACCGGAGCCGGTGACTGTGGTCTCGTCGTCGGCGACAAGTTCCGAGAAGCCTGCAGAGACCGGCAGCAAGGCGGCCGCGGGAGGCGTGTTGATACCCGCGGCCGACCTGCAGGCGCTCCAGAACTACAAGCTCGACTGCGACGCGACGGGCGTAAAGCTCGACGCCTGCCAGAAAATCGCCAACGCGCAGCTGGCGGAGCTGGCCGCCAGCCACACGCAGCTGCAGGCGGTGATCGCTGAGCGCGATGCGGATGAGAGGGTGCTGAAGGGCGGCACATTCTGGCATCGCTTGCTGCAGACGACGAAGTGCGTAGCGATCTCCGGCGGCGCGGCCGCGGCTGGTGCCTGGGTCGACAAGAGCCAGCGTGCGCGCGGTGCGGCGATCGGTGCAGTCACGGGCACGGTGGTTTGCGAGGCGTTCTGATGGGCGCGCTAGATGAGATCGAAAAGCGGGCGGTTGGCTTTCTGGAGGAGAGCGACGGTTCGAAGTCGGCGAGCCGACTGTGCATGGTGCTCGTTATCGGCGTCACGCTCGGGGTTGTGTTGGGACTCTTTTTCAAAATCCGAGGCCCGATCTCGATGGCGGAGTTCAGCCTGGCCGTCGAGAAATTGGGGCTCTTCGCGGGGGGCACTTGTACTGCCCTCTATGGCATCAACCGCTTCGGCGATTTCGCTACCAGGCCAAAAGGCCCGGACAAGGAGTGAACCGTATGTGGTACGTCGCATGTGTTCTTTTGGGCGTCGTTGTCGGCGCAGGTCTCTATCGTCGCTTCGGCGCTTCGGCTTCGGCAAAGTTCGCCCAGGTCGAGACGGCTGTGCGCAACCTCGAGCTCTCTGTGAGCTCACGCCTGCAGGCGGTCGAAGAAGCGCTCGGCCTCAAGAAGTAGAGTTCGCCGCCGCATAGACGGCGCTGAAAGGACGTAGCTCGCCAGATGGACTGTATCGCAATCGTTGTTTCGATCGTGCTCCTGCTGGCGATCCACTCGGAAATCCGGCGGCCCTGTCCGCAGAGCCGCACGCATCACACACGCGCACTGCGCATTGCCCTGGGAGAGTCACCTATGAATTCAGCAGTTCTGATCGTTGGCCAGTCGACGATTGCCAAGGCCGTTCCGCTTGAGTCGGACGGCACCACCGAAAACATCAACGCCGTGGTCACGTCGGCGAGCTGGTCAGTCAGCGATCCGGCCATCCTGGAGCAGACCGTCAACTCCGACCTCACTGCGACCTATAAGGCCCTGGCGGCAGGTACGGCGAGCGTCAGCCTCTCGGCCGTTGTGACCGATGCAGACGGCACGATCACCACCCTGTCCGCGTCGGCCACGGTGAGCGTCAGCGCTCCTCCGGCGCGCACGGCGAGCATCGGCATCGAGTTCAGCACGCCTGCCTAGACGGCGATCCACTCAACGCCGGCGCGCTGATGCGCCGGCACAACCTTAAAGCGGGAGAGACCTGTGAGACGACACATCGGATTGCTGATTGCCCTGGCGCTGCTGCTGCCCATCGCGGGTCTCGCCGCAGCGCCAACGAAGCCTGCGGCCGCATCCGCGAAGACGCCGAGCACGCGGCTGACGCTGCGCGCCCAGGCGAGCGGCACCACGACGGGCGTGCCCAGCGGCATCGATTACAGCTGGACGCCTGGCGACAATGCTGCGCCGCCCTGCTCGACCACGACAACGACCAACTGCATCCTCGGCCAGCAGCTGACGATCACGCTGCCTGGCGGCGGCGAGCTCATCATCCAGGCCGGCACAGGCACGGGCCAGATCGGCCCAGCTGATGCGGCGTACTCATGGGCACCCGGCGGGCAGATTGCCTACGGGACATATCAATCGAGTTTGGTGACGGCGGCCTACGACAACAGCGGTGCGCTGATCCTGTCCTCTGCTGCGGTGGCCACAACGGTCAACGCACTGACGACGCTCAATCCGCCGACCGGGCTCGCGGGCGTGGTGCACAAGTGATGCGGATCCTCGCCATTGCGGTGATCTGCTGCGCGGGCTGTGCCGCGGCGCACCAGCGGCCTGTCGAGTTGACCTGGACGGGCGACGGCAACGACGGCACACTCGGGTCGGCCGACGTAGCCGTCTGCGGAGCTCGTGACTGCAAAACCGGCTTTGAGGTCCGCGACGAGACGGCCGGCACGTCGACGCCGCTGCCGATTACGTCGCGGAGCTATCTCGGATCGGACGCGACGCATCGGTATGCGATCCGGACTGTCGGCCTCGATCACGAGGGCAGCGTCCTGGTCTCGCCCTGGGAGGAACCATGAGGGCGGCAACGGGGCAGTGGAAGCCGAACAACCGGCGGCAGCGGGAGCTCTGGCAGAAGCTCCTCTTTGTATGGATAGGGCTCTTCCTTTTCGGTGCGCTTTGCGCCTGCCTCCAGAGCTGTGACGGAGGCGGCGGCTACGGCCGCAGATGTTTCGCCCGGCGGGGCACTTTCGGGGTGCCGGAACGGGCCGGAAGACGATTTTCGGATTTCGGGCCGCCACGAGGGCGGTGAGGCGTCGGGTAAGGGGATGGGCGCGAAAAATTCAAGAACGGCGTTCTCGGGGCGCTGGCGGGCGAAACAGGGGCGGTTTTGGGGTCTGGTTTGACCCCCGAAGGACGAAAAGGGGGAGCTTGGGGTGATGGAGGCGGCATTGGGCGAGGTGAAATTGCCGAGCGGCGAGGTGGAGGCGAAGTTCCGGTCTGGGTGGCTACGGCATTTCCGGGTCGTCCTGAGTTCAGCGAGTGGCGCGGCGGTGGTGCTGGGCATTTTTACCCTTCTCCAGCAGCGCCCTTCGGAGGGGTTCCGGTTGCTGGACTCGTGGGGGCCGTGGCCAGTGCTCGCGATTGTGGTGCTTGTCCTGGCCGCGCCCTTTCTCGCCAGGCTGAGCGAGACCATCGGGAGTGCCTTCACGGCGATCGTCGCTCACACGCAGCGGACGGCCGACGCGCAGACCAAGACGGCCGAGGCACTGAGCGAACTCGCCGACTACGGCAAGCGGCAGTTTGAGGAGGTGGAACGACTGGCCGTGTATGCGGCCAGGGAGTTTCCGGGGGTCTATGAGCGCTTCGATCAAACAGACCAGGCGCTCAAGGAGCTGGCGACATCGATGACGCTGCTTCACCAGCGGCTCGATAGCGGCAAGGGGGAAAGCAGGTAGGCAATGGGGACCGAGATGAGAGCGGAACGCGAACTGATTCAGGCACGCCGGCGACGGGGCATCATCCTCAAGCTGGTGCGGCAGGGGCATGAGAACCAGTTTTCGCGCATGGATGACTTCGAGGTCTGGGCCATGCTGCAGAAACTGGGCCAGAGCATTGGCCGGGACCAGGCACTGACCTTGCTGCAGGATCTCGAAGTGCTCGACTACATCGACTACAAGTCGTCGATCAATGAAATCACCGGCCGCACTGAGCTGAGCCAGATCCAGCTCACGGCAAACGGACTGCGGTTCGTGACAGCCGGCCGCAGCAATGACGATGTGCTGTTCGCCTGACCATGACAAAGCCGAGACCAAAAACCGGAGAACCACGCGTCAAGCGGCAGCCGCTCAAGATCGACCAGCTGCCGCAGCCTGTCCGCGAATCGATCCAAGGGCTCTATGATCGCGGGCGCACTTGGATGGAGATCGAGGAGCAGTCAGCACGGCCCTACAGCGATCAGTGGGAGCAGGACGGCGGCGGCTTTGTGCCATGGGAAAAGCTCGATCTGACCGTGCTCGAGGAGTTTCCGCAGCTGCGGATCCCGAAGTCGACGCTGCAGCGCTGGTATGACTTGCGCGTGCGCCAGGCGCGAGACCAAGTGCTCCGGGAGAGCGCCAAAGCGCGCGAGTTTGCGGCCGCGTTCGCTGGGGCTGATCTCAGCGGCGCAAACTCCGCTGTGGTCAACGCGCTTCGCGACCAGGTGTTTTCGCTGATGCAGGAAGCGAGCGTCAGCGATCGCATGCTGCTGGTGAAGAACCTACAGAACCTCACGCTGGCCATGACCCGCATTCAGCGAGTGGAGCTGCAAGCCAAACGTGTTGATGCGGACATTGCAAAGGCCGAGGCCGAGCGCGCCAAGCTCGCGGCCGAGGCTGGCGATCCGCGCGAGATTTACCTGCTCGCCGCGCAGGATCTGCTGAAGAAGCTGCGCAGCCGCAAACAGGTGCGCGAAGTCATCGACCCGATTCAAGAGGATCTAGTCCAGGAGCTATCTCATGCCGCTGAAGCGTTCGCAAAACAAGTCGAAGCGTCAGCGGCGTGACGAAGCCGGCGCAAGCCTACGTGCGGCGTTCGACAAAGTCCCCGTCAATGTCCCCGTAGCCAGCGCCGATCCGACGCGCAAAGATGCAGGTCAGCTGCTCAACCAGGCATGGCAGCTTGCCACGGACATCACCGCATTCGCGGTGAAGTACCTACATCACTTCATGGAGGATCCGGAGACCGGAAAATTCATTGAACCGGCCGAGTTCCACCGTGAGCTGTATACGATCCTGCTCACTGAACGCTTCGCAGCGATCGCTGCGCCACGCGAACACGCAAAGTCGACCGTTGTCTCGGTTATCTTTCCGCTTTATTGCATCTGCTACAAGCTGCGCCGCTTCATCGTTCTCATCGGCGATACGCAGCCGAACGCAGCGCTGCAGCTCGCCTCGATCAAGGAAGAACTCGAATCCAACGCCAAGCTGCGCGAGGACTTTGGCGACCTGGCTGGCGACAAGAAGTGGGACGTCAACGATTGCCGCACGTCCACGGGCATTACGATCGTCGCCCGCGGTGCAGGCCAGAGCATGCGCGGCCTGCGTTATCGGCAGTACCGCCCTGACCTGATCATCTGCGACGATCTCGAAAACGAAGAGGGCGTCGACAATCCAGAGACGCGCGAAAAGCTCATGAAGTGGTTCAAGGGAACTGTCATGAGTCTGGGCAAGAGCGCCCAGATCTTCGTGGTCGGTACGATCCTGCACTTCGATTCGTTCCTCTCAAATCTGTTGGACCCCGAGAAGTTTCCGCGGTTCGTAAAGCGGCGCTACGAGGCCGTCGACGACGAGTGGACAGTGGAATCGGTGCTGTGGTCGGCGAAGTGGGACCTGCAGTCGCTGAAGGATAAAGAGATCGACGTCGGTTCGATCTTCTTCAACCAGGAGTTTCGCAATCGTCCGATCAGTGCCGATACACAGGTGTTTCAGGAGGAGTGGATTATCCGGCATCAGTACCGCCGTGCGGAGCTCGAAGGGAAGCAGGTCATCAAGGTGACCTACTACGACCCGGCGATCAGCCAAAAGCGGCGTGCAGATTTCTTCGCGTCAGTGACGCTGGGAGTCGATTCTGAGGGCGTGCTGTTCGTGGACCGCGCTACGCAACACAAGATGCCGTACACGAAGCAAAAGCAATTCATCCTGGATCGCTACGACGAGGAGCAACCATACATCGTCGGCATCGAGATCCAGGCGTACCAGGAAGCGCTCAAGCAGGAAATCGACGAGCAGAGCCGGAAGACAGGCCGATACATCAACGTGGTCGGTGTGGCGAACCTGACGGACAAATTTCTCCGGATATCGAGCATCTCGTCTCTGGTCGAAAACGGCACGATCCGCTTCTGCCTGGATGGCACACAGAAGACGCTGATCCAACAGCTGCTCTACCTGGGCAAGATCAAGGACGATCTGGCTGACGCGCTGCAGGGCGCTGTTCAGCTGGCGCGTATGTTCAACGGCCGTGCGGCGTTCGCGGTTTCTAAAACGCAGACAGGTGGCCGCAATCCAGATGCCGGCCGGGAAATTATGGGCGGCCATAGCCGCGGAAGCGGCGATTCCATCGTCCGCGAGAGGAGATCGAGATGGGCTTGATTCCGCAGCGAGTCAAAGACATGCTTACGCGCCGGAGCACGACCGAGCGCATGAATGCCACCGTGATGACCACGGCCGAATCCTTGCGCTGGGATGCAGCGCACAAGGATGGTGAACAAAAGAAGCTGTTCGATCTGGCTCAGTCGATCCTAAAGACCGGCAAGCTGACCAAAGAGCAACGCGCGCAGATGCAGGAGTTCATGACGTCGGAGGCCGTCGCGCCGCAGCTCTTCACGCTGACCACGGGCGACGGCGAAGATCCCGGTTTCCGGCGCATTACGTCGCTGGCCACGCTGCGCGACCTAAACCCGCTCATGCATGACCGCATGCTACAGGTCTGCTATTTTCTCCGCGTCACCACGCCGTTCGGCAAACGCATCGTCGAGATCCTGACTGACTACACCATCGGCAAGGGCGTGCGCATCACCGCGAAGGATCCGCGCGTGCAGGATGTGATCGACGACTTCTGGGACGACGAAGTCAACAACATGGACGACAACGTCGAGCAGTGGTCAGACGAGCTGACCACGTTCGGCGAAGAATGCATCCCGGTGGCTGTCAATCCTGTGAGCGGCCAGGTGCGCGTCGGTTACATCGACCCGATGAACATCGACACCATCCAGTTCGCGGAGATGGCCACAGCCAACGGCACGGCGTCGATCAATGTGCCGTACGCGGTACGTCTACGCCGCGAAGTGGGTGAAGTTCTGCAGAAGCCGATGCAGTTGGTGCGTCGCATTGAGGACGTGAATTCGCCGGCATTTGGCTTTCTGGACGGTGAATGCTTCTACTTCACGCTGAACAAGGCAAAGTCTGCGAGCCGCGGCTTCAGTGAGCTGTTCGCTCTGGCCGACTGGATCGATCTGTTCGACCAGATGATCTTCGACTTCGGCGACAAGGTGCGCTTTCTCAACCAGTTCATCTGGCACTACACAGTGAACGGTGCCGACAACACGAAGGTCAAAGAGTTCAAGGATTCGCTCACCAAAGATCCGCCAAAACAGGGCGGCATGCTTGTTACGAATGAGCAGGTGAAGGCGGAGCCGCTGACTCCGGATTTCAAGGGATCGGATATGAACGACGGTTCGTCGATGGTCAAGAAGTACGGCCTCGGCGGTGCGGGTATTCCGCCTGTGCTGATGGGTGACGGTGACGACGCAAACCGTGCGGCGTCGCTCGAGATGAACGCGCCCTTCGTCAAGAAGATCCAGAAGCGCCAGAACCACCTCGGCCGTTGCCTCACGCAGGTGCTGACATTCCAGATCGAGTGGGCGCAGCGTGTAGGCGCGTTGCCTAAGGGAATCGACACGAGCTTCGCGATCGAGTTCCCAGAGATCGTAGTCAAGGATCTGGCGAAGGGTGCGAGCACGCTCACTGGCGTTGCCACGGCTGTGCAGACAGCGCAGGAAGAAGGCTGGATCACTGGCGCTACTGCGGCGCGCGCCGTGCACACCGTTATGAGCGAGATCGGCGTCGACATCCCCGACACGGCCGAGGAGTACAAAAACGCCCAGGATGAGAAGAAGCAGCGTGACGCAGACAAACAGGCGCAGTTCTACGATCAAGGACGCCTGGCTGCAGCGCTGAACGCGAAAACGCCGAACGGCAACGGTGATGCAGCAGGCGAAGGCCCCGACGCCGAGATGATCAACGATGCGGATGCCAAGGAGCCTGAATAGCAATGGCGAGCTCCCGCGCACAGGCCTACGCGCAGCAGCTGGCGGACCTGACGGACCAGGCGAAGGCGCTGACGCCGGAGGCGCAGAAGCGCATCCTCAAGCTGCTGGAGGACGCAAACCGCGAGATCCTCGCGGATCTGGCGCGTACGCCTCCGGATAGCTATACAGCCGCGCGTCTGCAGGCTCTGAAGGCGCAAGTCGATCGTGTGATGGGCGAATTCGCTCGCCAGGCATCCAGCCAGGTCGAATCGATGCAGATGCAAACGGCGCTCGATGCGGCGCACGCGGTCGATGCCACTGTGGCCGCCGCTACAGGTAGGCTCGCCGTGCAGCCTGTGCTCGATCGCGCATCGCTCCAGGTGATCCAGGGATACACGGCCGACTTGATTACGGGGCTGAGCCATGAGGGCGCAGCCAGGGTAAACGCGGCAGTGCAGCGCGCGTACCTGGGCGGATCCAACCTGCAGCAGCTGACGGCGCAGATCGGCCGGGCGCGCTATGGCGCGGAGTACACCGGCATCTTCGGAGCGATCGGCGAGCACACAATGTCGGTTGCCAGCAACGAGATCATGCGCGTCCACTCCGTCACGTCCTACACGCGCATCAAGGACCTTTCCGAGCAGCATCCCAACCTCGGCAAGGGATGGCGGCACATCCCGGCGGCGCGCGTGCCGCGTCTGGCGCACATCAAGGCAGACGGTCAGGTGGTCAAACCCGATGAGCCGTTTGTAGTCGCCGGCGAAGATTTGATGTATCCTCGAGACCCGAAGGGCTCTGCGGCAAACACGATCAGCTGTCACTGCCTTCTCTATCCGGCCGTTGCTGCAGCAGACCTCAAGCCCTCCGACCGCGAGCGCGATCTGTTGATACAGCACGGTATCTCGGTAGTTTCCGCCTGATTTAGCTATAAACTATTCCATCTTTTCCGGCTCGCGCGGCTTCACCACGGCGCGGCGAAGCCGCGCCATAAGCTTGCCTCGTAGTCATCGCGCAAAGCGTTGACCGTGACATGGAGGCACCCACCAATGGCAAACGAAACGACCCTTCCTGCAGCGCCGGCGCACCTGCCTGAGAGCGCAAAGAAGCAGTGGCGCGCTGGCTTCGCCAAAGCGTTCGAGCTGGCCAAGCGCGATAACCCCGAAGACACCAATGCGCAGCGTTCCGCGGCGACCAAGTCCGCAAACGCTATGCTGGCGATTCCTGAGCCGAAGTCGGCCGCCGACATCGACGCGCTCGAAGAGTGGCAGGTCATGCCCAAGACTCGCGAGACGCGCGACGTTGAAGGCGTCAGCACGCGCGTCTGCGTCACGAGCGACGGCCGCAAGTACTCGTTCCCCGTTGAAGACGAAGTCTCGACGTCGAAGGGCAAGAAGAACTAGGCGTACCGCTCAGCCCTGAACCGAGGAACACGGCCCACGATGACAAAGACAAATCAGCAATTTCTTCTTACGGCGGAAGCGGACATCTCGCTCGATGAGCGGATGTCGCTTCTGAACGGCGCTCTGCTTGAGGCGTTCGGCCGCGATGAGGACGGCTGCCAGCGCTTCTACCTGCTCGACGCGTTCGATGAGTATCTGATCGCGCGTGGACCGGAGCAGAAGCTCTACCGCGTGCCCTACACTCTCGCGGATACGGATGTGACGTTCGGCGACGCGCAGGAAGTCACGCAGGCTTACGTGCCTGTAGCTGAGAGCTGCGCCTTTGTCGCGGAAGCCGATGCGGGCTCCGAAAGCGGCAAATACCAGATCGTTGTGCTGAAGGCTGGATGGGGCACGGGCGCAATCAACGGTCGTGCGCTCCCGCACTATTTTCCGAAAGAGTTCGTCGCGAGAGTGGCTGAGGCCGTTGCGAACAAGCCGTTCGGCCGCCGTCACCCTGACCAGAACGGCCCCGATCCGACGGGCGCGACCGATCCGCAGCGCATCGCGGGATGGCTTGAGGCGGGCGGCATGGTCGGCGATGAGGCGCATGCCACGGTGAACCTGTTCAGCGCTGAGAGTGACCTGCGCTCCCGCCTGGACGACGCGCGCACTGCGAAGAAGATGGATCTCTTCGCCGTCTCGATGCTGGCCACCATCGGCTACAAGGCCGGCATGGTCGACGGCAAGCAGTGCATTGTCGCCGAATCCTTGCCGGAGCTCTATTCCGTCGATCTGTGCCAGCGTGGCGGTGCGGGCGGACGTTTTCTGACGGCATCCAGCGAAGCCGCCAGTTCTGTTGCAGCGCTGCAGCTGGGCGCTGTTGATGCCAACTCCACTGCGATCGCCCCACAGGCTCGCACCAACCGCGGCGGCGTTGCGATCGCTGCTGAAGGAGCATTTATGAAGAAGTCGATTCTTCAACTGCTCGACGCGCTTCGGAAGAACAACGCCGCGCGCTGCGCCGAGCTCTCTCTCGAATTCCACTCGACTGCCGAGGCGGACTATCCGGCGTTTCTGGAAAAGGTCACCACGGCGCTGGCTGGCGGCGCTCCCGCGACCGGCACATCTGCGGCGGCCGTGACGGCCGAGTCGGCTGCGCAGATCCTGGCTGACGCGCAGCGCGTACAGTCTCGCAATCGCATGGAGTCGAAGTTTGTCGACTCAAAGCTGCCCAAGCCTGCGCTCGAGCTCGTGCGTGGTCACCTGGAAGCAATGCTGACCACTGAGGCTCAGCTGTCTGACGAGAAGATCGACGCCGAGATTGCCAGCGTTCGCAAGGCGTTCGCGGCCTTTGAGAACGTCGGAACCGTTCACCCGCGCGCCGGCGTCGTGCTGGAATCCGGCGAGAAGCAGGCGCTGGCGATGGAAGCTGCGCTGGGCGTCAAGGAGTCGATGGGCAAGGGCGTCCCCGCCTTCCGCGGCCTCCGTGAGGCTTACACCACCATCACTGGTGACTGGAACCTTGAGAAGCTGGGCCGTGGCTTCACGGGCAACGTCAGGCTGACGTCGGAAGCCGTGCTGACTGGCGACTTCCCGAACATCCTGCTGAACTCGATGACCAAGCGGCTCCTGCAGGATTGGTCGGAGGACCAGCTGGCCTGGCTGTCCGACATCTACACGAAGGCCAGCATCAGCGATTACAAGCTGCAGGATCGCGTGCGTGAGGGCTACTTCGGCGAGCTGGCGACGGTCAACGAAGGTGCCACCTATCAGGAAATCACCAAGCCGACCGACGAACGCGTGAGCTACTCGGTTGCGAAGCGCGGCGGCATCCTGACGATCAGCGAGGAGACCATCCGCAACGATGATCTCGGCGCAATCTCGCGGTTTCCCGGCCGCCTGGCGCGTGCCGGCCGCTGGACTCTGCGGAACTACATCACCAACTTCCTCGCGGCCAACGTCACCTATGGCGGCGACTCTGTCTCCTTGTTCAACGCCGGCCATAACAATCTCGGCGCGACTGCCCTCTCTGTGGACGCGTTGATCGCAGCCGAGCTCGCGATCAGCACGCAGACCGAGAAGGACTCAGGCGAGCCGCTGGGCCTGACGATGGACTGGATCATGGTGCCGCCGGCGCTGCAGGCTACGGCGCGCGCAATCAACCAGACCGACACCGCGGGGTCGAACCAGTTCTTCCAGCGGTTCGGCGCAAACAACGAGCGCATCTACGTCAATCCGAAGCTGACCGATGCGAATGACTGGTATGTCGGAACGCGGCAGTCGAACGCTCCGTTCCTCGAAGTCGGCTTCCTCGACGGCATCGATCAGCCGCAGATCTTCCTGGCCAACCAGCCCACCGTCGGCACGCAGTTCACCGCGGACGAGCTGCAGTACAAGGTCAAGATGGTCTTCAACGGCGCGATCGTCGACTACCGCGGCGTCTACAAGGCCGTCGTCGCCTAACCCATCCACCACGCAGCAGCACAGAGTGCAGTAGTCGCATTGCAGGGCGGCCCCGGATGATCTCCGGGGCCGCAATGAAAGCGAGGAGTCATGCAGGACAGTTTTCGTAGGAGTCATCTCACGCTGCCGCTTCCCGCGGCGCTCGCCGTCTCAAACGGGCAGGTGACGTTCACGGCGACGCAGAAGACGCGCATCCGCGCGGCTGAGCTTTGTTTGTCGGACTCCGGCGCTGGCGCGGGTTCGACTGCCGTACAGGTCAACGTAAATGGCGTTGCCATCACAGCTGCCGGAGATCTCTCGATCGCCGGGGGCGCCGCCGCGAAGTCGATCTCAAAGACGATCAGCAAGGGATCAAACCAGTTCCCTGGCGGCGCACTTCTGAACATCGGCGACACGGTCACGCTCGACCTGGTGAGCGTGCCGGCTACCGCGCCGAAAGCGGCGTTCGTCGTGCTCGACCTGGTTCAGGTTGACGCTTAACCCTAACAGCCGCAGGCGCTGAATGTGGCGTCTGCGGCCCACTTTACCCGGAGATGCGCGATGCCGTTTTCGATTCAGGACTTCGTCGACAAGATCCCCGACGCGATCGAGGATGATGCGGCATATCTGGGCGGTACGACTGGCACGCTGCTGCCTGCCCTGGTGGTGCGCACCATCGTGCAGCGCTATTCGCAGGACCGGCCGCTTGACGTCGTCTCGGACGTGCCAGGTAATGGCACAAACTATCTGGACATTCCCGTCGCGCCCGGCTCGGGCTCTGACGTGCCGGTGTTTGAACCGGAGTTCTCGACGGTGCGGTCGATCGAGTATCCGATCGAGCAGCAGCCGCCGCAGATGGTGCTTGACTCGGACTTCCGCGTCTATCGCGCGCCCAGCGGGTACAAGCTCCTCATCAACTTCGATACGCCCATCGTGGGCGATGTCTGCAGGGTGACCTGGACGGCGCGCCATCTGGCGGACGGATCGACAGTGCTCGACCGCGATTTTTATGCAGTGGTCGATTACGCCGCATCTCTTGCTGCTGACAGGCTGGCTAGCCGCTATGTGCAGACCGGCGATTCAACAATCCAGGCTGACGTCGTCAACTACCGCTCGAAATCGCAGGAGATGCTGACGATCGCGAAGAACCTGCGCAAGCGGTACTTCAACCACATGGGCATCGATGAGGGCGCGAACGGCAGCAATGAGCAAGCGCCGGCCTTCGCCCTGGGCCATCAGTACCTGGAACAGAACTCTGGTGTGGACCGGCTGGTGCACGGGAAGTACACACGATGAATCCGGGCGCAAAAATCACGGGCGTGGCTGAAGCGCCGGCAGAGATCCAGGCAGCCGTGCGCATCGGCACCCGTGCGGGCCTCGAAGAGCTCGGTGCGAAGGGCACGGATATTGTCCAGCGCAATATCACGACTCCGTTCGAAGGCAAGCCTGCCGCCGTCTTCTCAGGTAATCTTGCGGGCTCCGTCTTCTCTGACTTCCAGCCGCTTCCAGACGCCGCGCGGGAAATCATCGGCGTTGGCACGTCAATGGGTGCTGACCGATATGCCGCGCCAGTGGAAACGGGCGCTCGGCCGCACATGCCGCCTCCGGAAGCGCTTCTGCCGTGGGTGATGAAGAAGTTCAGTGTCGAGGACGAAAAGGACGCGCTCTCCCTGGCATTCGCTGTGGCGAAGTCGATTGCGAAGAAGGGCACTCAGGGGCATCAGATGTTTTCCCGCGGCTTAGAAGAACTGGACCCGATGATCGTTCCCGCGCTTGAGAAGAACATCGCCCTCGCGTTGGCGCAGGCCGGTTTCGCGGAGGTGGGCGCATGAATGCAGTCGATGTGATTGACGCTGTTTGCGACCGCATCAAGACGGTCGAGGGCGTAGGCCCCAACGTCTACAACATGCTGCGCAATTCCATCACGGAGGCGCAGTTCAAGCAGATCTTCTTCGACGCGACGACAGACCCCGCCAACCCGATTGTGCGTGCATGGCGCGTAACCCGCGTGGGCTTCAACGATCAGGATGAGGCCATGAATGCAGTGCGGCGCACGCACACCATCGAGATTTCCGGCTTCATGTCCTACAAGGACGGCGTTTCAGAGCCGATCTTCCAGACACTGATCGATGCCATCGCTGATGCATTCGACCCTCTGGGGGGCGGCAATGGCTCGTCCTTGCGTCGGTTTGTCGATGCCGAGCATCCGGACGGCCGCTTCGACTGGTCTGGCCCTATGGCCGCCAGCGGCCCGCGGCTGGGCACTCTGGGAAATGCGCTTGTGCATGCAGTGGTGTTCACGTATCCGGTTCAACAGTTCCCGCTCTGAGGAGGAGCAACTATGCCAACTGTCTTCACTACGCAACGTTCCATCCTGCGCAATCTCGTCCTCGGCGGCGTTGTGCAGACTGATGCCGCCCAGGTTCTGGCCGACACCGCGCTCACTTACCGTGCCCGTCCCGACACGAGCGGCTTTTTCAACATGGAGCCCGAGGTCGAGTCCGACTATGAGTACGCGGGCAAGGGCACGTCCTTTGCGACCGAATCGCGCGAGATTGCGCGCAGCCGCTCCGGAGACGCGAAGATGCGCTGCGACGACTACGTCATTGGCTGGCTGCTTGCGATGGTCATGGGGAATGACACGATCACCGCACCCGTAGCGCCGGAGACGCGCACCACGCATGCGTTCACCTGGCGTGATGACGGCGCGCCAGCCCAGGTGACAAACATCTACGTCGAAGACGCGCCGGGACTGAAGTACAAGCTGCTCGACACGAGCTGCACCAAGGTTGTGCTCAGTGGCACCGACAAGGGCTCGGTGATGGCGCAGGCCAGTTTTATCTCCACCGGCAAGTACCAGGACGGCGCGATGGTCACATTGCCCGATCTGCCCACGGCGAAATACCTGGCTGGATCGGATTCGATCTTCAAGCTCGGCGTGACTGGCGCGCCGGCGTCGATGGCACCGCGTGTCTTGAGCTGGGAGCTGACGCTGGATCACGCCAACGACGCTTTCCGCGCCTGCGGCGGCGGCCTCTATCCGTACTTTATCCGCCTCGGAAACCCCGTCATGGGACTGAAGGTGGTCATTGCCGTCGACACGACGAGCGATATCCGCGACTGGCAGGTTGCCCGCACAGAGCTCGAGGCCCAGCTCTCGATCGTGAGCGGCACCGTCTCGCTCAACGTGGACATTCCGCGGCTCGTCATTCGCAAGGCCGACCTGGGCGAGACGAACAAGTATGTGACGTACACGCTCGATCTCGAAAAGGACGACATCCTGAAGCCCACCGATGGCCAGATCTGCACGGCCACGCTGCTCAACACGGTGGCCACCAGCTACCTGACCGCCTACGCGGGCGTTTAAGCGCGCTTGGGGCCGCACACGCGGCCCCTGCATTGCTGATTTTGGAGGATGAGATGAGTGAGGAAGTGATGCCAATGCTGCCGCTGGATGGGCTGCGGCAGATCAATCTGAAGGCAGGCAAACAGGTCTACAGCTATTATTTCCGCCGGCTGACCGACAAGGACTGGGCGACGTATTACGCGGGCATCATCAATCGCACGCTGCAGACGGATGGCCACCGCGAGCGTGTCTACGAGGCGGAGGCAGCATCCATCGCACTCGTCGAATCCACGCTGACGCGCGTGGAAGGCTTCGGCGACGTCGCCGCGGTTGATCACTGGCAGGCCGCGATTCCGCTTCGGCATCGCACCGCTCTCGGAATGGTGCTGCGGAACGTCGGCGCTTCCGCAAACCTGGTCAAAGAAGCCGCGCCTTTCGGCACGGAAGAAGTGACGCTCGCAGCGGTATGGCCTCTCGACGGAAAGTCTTTTCTCTACGACGGACTGATCCATCGCTTCAAGCACATTTCTCCGGATCAGCTGAAGCGCTTCAACTACGAGTCGGCCCGCGTCCGCGTGGAGGGCGACGGTGAAAACGCCGTATCGAGCTACCCATCGCGGCAACTGATCGCGATGAGGCTCTACGACGATCTGATCGAGAGTGTGGACGGCTATGCGATATCCGGGCACGCACTGAAAGGCGTGGAGGCTATCCGCGCGGAGATGGATGGGGCGCACAAGGCCGCGGCGGTCCTCCAGCTCTTCGAAGGCGGCGACGACGTAGCGGTCGAATGAAGCTCGCCCTGGTCCGGCGTGCGGCGGCGGAGTACTTCTCGGAGGGCTTTCAGTATGGCGACATTGCACGAACGATCGAGAACACGCCCCCGGAGGAACGTGTGGCCGCCTATGAAAGCCTCCGGCCGCGCCGCACGGTTCCCGAGGGCTGTTTTGTTTGGATCGCGCACCTGGTGTGGCTGGAGGGGATGCTCAAGGTTGCCCCGATCCAGCTCACGGCAGAAGAGGCGGCCAGCCTGCAGGTGCTCAAAGAAGAACGGCAGCACTTTCAAGCAACGCATCCGGCTTGTCCGCGCTGCGGCCTACCAAACTCACCGCATGCGTTCCGCTGCCGCGAATGCATGGCAGAAATCCAGCACTGAGGGCAACTGATGGCGACTGCAGTACAGCTTGAGCTCATCGTCGACGAGAAGGGCGCGGTCCAGGGCGTGCGTGCATTCGATGCGGCGCTCAAAGGCACAGCATCGTCCACGAGCAGCCTTGACGCGACTCTGCAGCGGATGAATACGCAGATGAGTCAGGTTGGCCAGCGCGGTGCACAAGCTGGCCAGCAGGCTCGCAATGGATTGAAGGCAGTCCACCAAGAGAGCCTTTCGACGCGTGAAGGCATTCACCTGATCACCGAAGAATTTGGTATCGAACTGCCGAAGGCGTTTAAAAAGTTCGTGGCCGAAAGCTCAGCCGCTGAGGTAGCAGTGAAGGCGCTCAGTGGCGCAATTGCAGGCATTGCAGGCATCCAGATCGGCGTGATGCTTTTTGAGCAGGTGGCAGAGGGCGCGAAGAAGCTCTGGGAAAATATGCTGAACGTCGATGCTGCGATCGAAGAGTACAACAAAGAAGTCAAAAAGGCTCAGCAGGCGGACTTCGGCAACACACACTCGATTGAAACCACGCGGCTGCGCATCGAAGAAGCCAAGCAAATGGTCGAGGCATACCGCGCTGAGGCGGAAAAGCTCGACAAGACGGCAAATCATAGTTGGGTCCACGCGCTCGACCCGGCCGCTCCATACATGATGTGGCAGGCCAACCAGGCGAATAAACAGGCCATGGACTGGCAGCGTACCGCTGACAAGATGCAGCAGCAGTCGCTGCCCGAGCAGCGGCATCAGCAGAATCTTGGCCAGATTGAACTCCAGCACGCAGGTGATGCACGCCTGCAGGGCGAGAAGAAGATCACTGCGGAGCTGGAGAAGCAGCGATCGATTAACGCAGAGAATGCGCGCTATGCCCGCGAGCAGGACAGTGCTCTGGGAAACCCGGTAACACAGACGAGCTTGTGGACGAAGAACCCCCTCTCGCGTTCCATGCCTATCTCTGGAGCACCAGGCCCCGAGCAAGAAGCTGCCGATGCAAGAGCAGCGGCGCAGGCAGATGCCGAGCGCTTCAATCTCGAGAGGCAACAGGCGCAGGAGATGATGCAGCTGCGGCATGCAGCGGCGGAAGCCGGTCTCGCGGGATCGCGTCTCTATCACCAGCAGGAAGCCGACGCGATTGAGGATCTGAAATACAAGGAGATCGATCGCACTGCCGCGGCTACGCTGATCCGCGAGCGTTTCCATAAAGAAGAGATGAAGCGGCTGGATGAAGAACGCGAGGCCGTAGCTGATCGACGTGCTGCCGCCGACTCTATGAATCTGACCGGCGTGCCGAAGATCCAGGCCGACATGGTCGAGCAGATTCGCAAGATCAACGAGAGCAAAACTTATGTCAATGAGGGCGATCGGCAGGCTGATATTGCAACTGCGCGCGAAACGGCACTCAAAAAGCAGGAAGCTCTTGATCGCGACTACACCAAGAAAGTCGACGATCTCGCAGATGAGCGCGTCTCGCACGAGGTCAAGGGCTTCGCGCAGATCGAATTTGAGCGGGAGCGTAGCCTGCGCAAGGCGCTCGACGACTACCAGACGCAGTATGGAAAGAAGACAGACTCTCCGGCCTACCAGGCCAACATCGGCACTCTGAACCGGCAATACGCCACGATCAATGGCACTGCTGCGGACAGGACCGCCGAGTTGCGCGAGCGCGGTTCGGCAGAAACAGCGCAGATCGAGTCTGAGGCGCGCGTGGCCATGCTGAGTGCTGAAAAGCAGCAGACCGCGGCGATCGTCGCCGAATATGACGAGCGTGTACGGCAGTATCGCGAACAGCTCGACCAGAACCTGATCCAGGAAGAAGACTTCAATCGCCGCGTCGTAGCTGCGGCCGAGCAGCGTGATGCGCGACTCGTTGAGTCTGCACGCCAGGCGCGCGAGAAGATGTCTGGCGAGTTCGCGCGCTTCTTCCAGAATCCTTTGAATGCGCTGAAAGAGATGGGCGACAAGGCTGCTGGCGAAGCCGCAGCCGCAGTAGTGCAGCGCCTTCAGAATCGCGCTGGCGTGACAGCCTCAGCGGAAAGCGGAACGGGCGGAATATTCGATCGTATTGCCGGCGTGTCGCGTGGAGGCCGAGATCTGGAGCGGCGCAATGCAGGCGGCGGTCGCAACGCCGCAGCGGCCGCGATGATGTCCGTTGCGCAAGCTCGCATCACCATCGGAAGCGCAATGATCTCGGGCGGCTTTACCGCGCCTGGCTCACCAGGTGCGCTCGCCGCTGGTGCTCCGGCTTTCTATGGTGCTACCGGCAGCGGCGTCTCCGGCAACTTTGTGAACGGTTCAGATGGCTCGATGTCGCTCGTCGGGAGCGGCGGCTACAGTTCGTCTGGCGCGACTGGAGATCTTGCTCCCGCGGGTGCGACTGGCGGCGGCACAGTCGGAACAGGTATCAGCTTCGCGCAGAAGGGCGTGGGTCTGTTCTCCGAGGCAAAGGGAATCTTCGGTCGCGGTGCCAGTACGACGGGCGATGCGACTGGCGGATTTGCAGACACGCAAAGCATGACAGTGCCGGGCTCATTCGGTAAGGACGGCACGTTCAAGTCCGGCGGAACCGGCGGAAATGGAAGCATGCTCGGTGGCGGCGGCGTGATGGCAAATGCTGCCGGAGCGGCGGGCGGAGCAGCTGGCCTGTATAGCGCGTTCCAAGGCGGCGGCGGCTTCGGCGGTGCGTTGAGTGGCGCTATGAGCGGAATGCAACTTGGCATGTCCGTAGGCGGCCCCATGGGTGCTGCAGTGGGCGCAGCGGCGGGAGCGGTGATCGGCGCGATTGGATTTGGCGGCCGCGAGAAGGCGCGTGTCTACGATCTCAAGACAGTGAGGCCACGGATCACCGCTGACACGATGGGCTTCCAGGCTGGCAGCACCGACTATATGTCGGCCTATAGCGATATGCAGAGCCTCGACGTCGAGGCTCGCAAGACGCTCAGTGGAATGGGGCCGGCAGCGAAGTCTTATTACTGGGACACGGTCAATAAGGAAATCAAGCAGGCCGAGGGACGTCTGACCGGCGAAGCGCGCGCTGGGCGCAGCAAGTACACAGAATCAGCGGCGCAGTATGCCGTTGGGACCGACTCAGTGCCGCGCACTGGCTATGCCGTCATCCACGAGAACGAGCGTATTACCCCGAGCGATCAGAATGAGCGCATCACACGCGCGCTCGAGGCAGGTGCTTCTGCAGAGTCGATCGCGCGTGGATACCGCTCAATGATGGAAGCCAACAGTGCGCCATCCAGTTCCGGCGGCGATCGCACGCTGCAAATGAATGTCAGCGCCCTCGACGCGAAGAGCGTGGCGCAGATGCTGCACACACACAAGCACGACATCCGGTCAGCCTTGAATTCGAGCTACGCCGAGAACTCCGGAGGCGCGGATGCCTGAGACTGACATCCTCAATCCGATCGCGGGCATTGACTGGTCGATCGGCGATTCGATGAACCCGAGCTACGGGTTTGAGAACGATCGCCCATCGACCATGCTGCGCAAACGCACTGTAGGTGGCGGCCCCTGGTCACGGGAGATGGACGCATCGCCCCATGTCTTCACGCTTGGTTGGCGGGGCCGCACGCTTGCCTGCGCAATGCGGCTGCGCCAGTACTTCGAGCAGTACGAGGGCGGCGACTACTTCACGGTAGTCGACCATGATGCGGGCGGCCGCCACTACGTCGGCACCTTCACGACGGGCGTCAAAATCGTTGACTCGGAGAACAACAAATACGACGTCGAGGGCGTGCGATTCGAAGAGATTCCGGGAGTGCCGATGGTGCAGTACCCGTCGAACTGGGATCGCGACTCAGTGTTTTTCGGCGCATGGAATGATCGTGTCGAGCAGAAGCTCGCAACGAGCGGTTCGTGGACACAGGGTGTAGTCAGTGCGGCCCCGGCCATTATGCTTGGCGGATTTGCGCGCACCTATCAAACGACGCGCTGCATGACAAATCCCGGCACGACGGCTGGAGATTACGCGCCTTTTGTATATCGCGGCTACGGCTTCAAGCTTTGGATGCAGACAGGGCCTGCGCAGGGCAAAGCTGACGTGTATGTGGACGGCGTGCTCAATACGACGGTCGACTGCTACGCGGCCGCCTCAGCCGTCGCAGCGGTGCTCACGCTCACCAACCTCTCTCTCAATATCCACGACATCAAGGTCGTGGTGGACAGCACCAAGAACGCGCTCTCCACGGGCACAGCAATCGGCTGGTACGGCCTGCAGGTGATGCGATGA